GGGGTGGCCAATGAACGCTGTTGCCATCATCACGCCCGCGCCGCCCGCCTTCAACGACTGGCTTGCGACCGGCCACGCGCTGCTCACCCGCCGCAACGAGGTCGAGTGGCAGCTGGCGGACTGGATCGCACAGGGCCGCGAAACCTTCGGCAACCAGGCCGAGTTCGACTTCCTCGCCGACGAGCTGGGGATCGCGCCCAAGCAGCTGAAGTCCGCGGCCAAGGTGTCGGCGCTTTTCCCGCCGCACATGCGGGACGCGACGTTGACCTTCCAGCACCACGAGGCGGTCGCGACGCTGCCCACGATCGAGGCGCTGGCGGTCCTGAAGCGCGCCAAGGACGGGCACCTCGACGACCGGGAAACGCGGGTCGAAGCGGTCAAGCGCAAGGTCGAAATCGATCAGCGCACGATGCTGCCGGACGACGATTGGGACCATCACGCGCTCATGGGGATCACGCGGGCATGGAACCGCGCGCCGAGCCACGTGCGGGAGGAATTCATGGAACTGGCCGGGGAAGCGAACCTCGGCGTGATCGACGCATAGGGGAGGGGAACATGACAACCGCATATCGACCGCCGTCAACGAAGGTCATCCCGCCCGCGCCGGCGGAGTATCGGGAGAACTTCGAGCGTGGCGGGTGGCGCTTGGTCGAACGGCTGTACGGGGCGCGCACCGATCTGCACCTGAAGTGGCAGGAAATGACGGGGTGTCAGTCGCGGCGTCGGCCCGTTGTTAGCAATATTGGTGAGTCCTGATGCCGTTCGAGCCTGGAAAGAGCGGAAATCCGTCCGGTCGGCCCGTTCATAGAACGGCTGACGGCCGTACTCTGGCGGATCTTGCCCGCGAGCACACGGAGGAGGCGGTTCAGACTCTGGTGGAGGTGATGCGCGACAAGCAGGCTCCCGCCGCCGCTCGGGTAGCCGCCTCGGACAAGATCCTGAACCGGGGCTGGGGCCAGGCACCTCAGACGATCGCCGTTACCGATGATCGCGCCCCTCGTGACCTGTCTGGAATGACTGTTGAGCAGCTCGAAGCCCTTGAAACCATTCGCACACTTGACGCTCTCGACAGCGGAGCTGCTGGCAACTGCTGACGATGCGCAGCGGGAGTTGTGCAGGCGGTCGCTGGCGGCGTTCGCCAAGCGTGCGTGGCCGATCCTCGAGCCCTCGACAGAACTGAAGTGGGGATGGGCGCTCGACGCGATCTGCGGACACCTTGAGGCGGTCACCAGCGGTGACATCACGCGGCTGCTGATGAACGTCCCTCCCGGCAGCATGAAGTCGCTGCTGACAGGGGTAATCTGGCCCGCGTGGGAGTGGGGCCCGAAGGGGCTGACCCATCATCGCTTTCTCGCGACTGCCCACAAGCAGGACCTGGCCGTCCGCGACAACCTCAAGTGCCGTCGCCTGATCCGCTCGCCGTGGTTCCAGCGGCTCTGGCCGGTAGCGCTAACCAGCGATCAAGACGCCAAGACCAAATTCGAGAACGATCGCACCGGGTTTCGCGAGGCGATGGCGTTCACCAGCATGACGGGCAGCCGCGGTGATCGAGTGATCCTGGACGACCCGCACAGCGTGGATGACGCGAACAGCCCGGTGAAGCTGGCTGCGGACGTCACGACGTTCCGTGAAGCGCTCCCGTCCCGGGTGAACAACGACCGTTCGGCAATCGTCATCGTCATGCAGCGCCTGCACGAGCAGGACGTGTCCGCCGTTGCCGTTGGCCTGGGTTACGAGCATCTGATGATCCCGATGCGGTTTGAGGCCGATCGGCGGTGCTCAACGTCGATCGGGTGGACAGACCCGCGCGAGCATGACGGTGACTTGATGTTCCCGGAGCGCTTCCCGGAGAAGCAAGTCGTTGAGCTTGAAACGGTGCTCGGCGCATACGCCACTGCCGGCCAGCTACAGCAGCGCCCCGCGCCGCGGTCAGGCGGCATGTTCCAGCGGTCTGATTTCGAGATTGTCGATGCGATCCCGGCCGGCACCAAGACGACGGTACGTGCATGGGACTTCGCGGCGACCGAAGTGAAGGCGGGCCGCCGCCCGGACTGGACAGTTGGTCTACGCGTGTCATTGGTGGGCGACACGTTCTACGTCGAGGATGCCGTCCGCGGACAGTGGAACCCGTCGAAGGTTGAGCAGACCCTTACCGCAACCGCGTCACAGGATGGCGAGGCGGTGACCGTCCGAATGCCGCAGGATCCTGGAGCGGCGGGTAAGGCAGACGCGGCAACCAAAACGAAGTTGTTGAAGGGCTATGCGGTCAAAACCGTGGCGCCTACCGGCGAGAAGTCGGTGCGCGCCCGTCCAGCATCAGCGCAGGCAGAGGCAGGCAACGTGAAGCTGGTGCGCGGCTTGTGGAACACAGCGTTCTTGGACGAAATTTGCGTGTTTCCTGCCGGCGCGCACGATGATCAGGTCGATGCATTCGCCGACGCGGTGAACGAACTGGCGTTGCGTGTGCCCCGCTTCGACATGCGCAAGATGCTCTGACGGCGGTAACGCCGCCACCTCCGCCGCCATAGCCCAGCAGCATGGCCGGCACCCTGATCGTGGACAGCAGTGGCGCTCCGATGCAGCCAGTCTCATCGCCGGTGCGGGCCGTCCGCGACGCCAGCATAGGCGCGGCGTTCGCCAGCTTCGGCAACGGCGGCGGCATTGCGGCTTATCAGCGCTCCCCGCTCTCCGGCATGTTCGCCCTCGACCTCGCGTTCGCGGCATATCTCGCCAGCGGATTGCTCCAGAAGGTCATCGACATCCCCGCCGCGGATCGCACGCGGGAATGGCGCGACTGGCAGGCGGATGACGACGCGATCAAGCTGATCGAGGCCGAGGAAAAGCGCCTCCAGATCCGCGCGAAGTTCAAGGCGGCCGAAGTGCTGCGGGGGCTGGGCGGGGGCGCGTTGGTCCTCGCGCTGCCCGGCGATCCGGCCACCCCTGCACCGCTCCCGAGCAAGGGCGGCTTGCAGGCGGTCAACGTGGTGAGCCGCCGCCAGTTGGCTCTTGTCGACATCGACGAAGAGCTGACCAGCCCGACCTATGGCGAGCCCAAGTTCTTCCGCATGGAGACGAGCGCGGGCGGCAAGAGCATCCATCCGTCCCGCGTGATCCCGTTCCGTGGCGAGCCCTATCCGGCGATGGCCGCAACCGTCACCGCCGAGGACCGCTACTGGGGACAATGCCGCCTACTGCGGGTGGTCAACGAGGTCGCCAAGAGCGATGACGCGAGCCGGTGGTTCTCGCAGCTCATCCGCAAGGCCAAGCTCCTGCGGTTCGGCATCTCCGGGCTGCCCGACTACGACCAGGACGTGCTCAACCAACGCGTCGCCCTGATCGCCCAGAGCGAGAACCTGCTGAACGCCACGATCTACAATCTGCCGGCGAAGGACGGTGCCGGCAACGAGGCTGGCGGCGAGAAGATCGAGGACTACCAGGTCACATGGACCGGCATCCCCGCGGTGCAGGACATGCTCGACCAGCGCGTGGCTGCCGTGTCCGACATCCCCTTCACGCGCCTCATGGGCCGCTCGCCCGCCGGCATGAACGCGACCGGTGAGCACGACCTGAGCAACTGGCACGCCGCGGTCGGGGCAGGGCAGGAGCTTGAGGTTCGCCCGTGCCTGGAACGGCTCGACGCGGTGCTGCTGCCGTCCGCCGGTGTGGCGCTGAACGACGATCAGATTTGGCGGTTCTCGCCGCTGTCGAAGCCGAACCCGAAGGACGAGGCCGACCGCTTCGACAAGACAGTGACCGCGCTCGGCAAGATCCGCGACATGGCGGCGATGCCTGACGAGGCGTTCAACGCTGGCGTGCAGGGCGTCATCGAGCAGAACGGGTGGATGCCCGGTGCCGTGCAGAGGCTGGCGCAGATGCCCGACGACGAGCGCTTCGGCATCGCCCCCGACGCCGACGACACAGACCCATCGGCTTTGACCCAGCAGCAAGGAGAGGAGGTGATCCCATCTAGCCGTCGTGGCGGGGAAGACGATGGAAGCGTGGCCCCCGCCCGTCGTGCTGCGAATGACGCGAAGCCCATCCCGCTCTACGTCCAGCGCAAGCTCCTGAACGCTGACGAGCTGATCCGCTGGGCCAAGGCTCAGGGCTTCAAGACGACGCTCGACGCATCCGACATGCACGTGACGGTGCTCTACAGCCGCACCCCGGTCGACCCGATCAAGATGGGCACGACGTGGAGCGACGACGAGAAGGGCAATCTGACGATCAAGCCGGGCGGCCCGCGCGCGGTCGAGAAGCTGGGCGAGAGTGCGGTCGTGCTGCTGTTCGCGTCCGACGACCTGTCGTGGCGTCACCGCTCCATGGTCGAGGCCGGCGCCTCCCACGATTACGACGAGTACCAGCCTCACGTCACGCTGACCTACGAGGCCGGCGACGTGGATCTGGACGCGATCAAGCCATTCACCGGCGCGCTGCGGTTCGGGCCGGAGTTGTTCGAGCCGCTGGATTTGGACTGGAAGCAGAAGGTGACCGAGGAATGAGCCAGCACGTCAACAGCGCGTCGGATGACCGCACCGCGAACAACGCCGTTCGCCATACCTATCGCGTCCTGTCGGATGCCGAGAAGGCACAGATGGTGGCGATCAAGGACGCAGGCGCCGCGCTGCTGAAGCTGATCGAAGAGACGGGCAATAGCCGGGAACTTTCCATCGCGCGCACGAAGACCGAGGAAGCGGTCATGTGGGCGGTGAAGCACGTCACGGCCTGACATGCGCATCGGCACCGCCACCCTCACCTACACCCCCGAAGGCTGCGTCACCTCCTACGACGACGGCACCAGCTACGGGGCGCATCCGCACGATACGCATCACTACCACGTCGTCTCCCACCGCCTCGGCTATGGCGACGACATCCTGCGCTATGCTCGCGAGCACGAGGCCTGCCACCACATCGTGAGCGAGTGGATCGGCGGGCACCCGAGCAAGGTGTTGTGGTCGCTGGCGCATGGCCGCGAGCCGGACGCCGGAGAGGCGGTTGCTGAAGAGGCGCTCGCCATGACGTTTCAGCGCTGGCTCCGGGCGAACGAGCGGCCGATCATTGGCGGGGTGCAGTGGGGCGATCTGAAGCGGCGCGCGGTGTCGATGTTGGACGCGTGAGGCATGGCCCGTTTCGACCTCCGCGCGATGGCCATGCGCGCCAACCCCGGCCGCCGCAAGCGCACGGTCACCTTTCGCGACATCACCCCGCCCGCAACGCTTGCGACGAACCTGTTTCAGTCCGGCTATTCCCCCGTCATCGCGATGTGGACCCGCTACGCTGATCGGATCATCGCCGAATACGAGCGCACCCTGTCGGAGCTGATCACCGACGCCCCCGCCGACATTAACGCCACGCTCGACGCGGCGGACAGCGAACTGCAACGCCTGCTGTTGATCCTGCGGCCCGCCATGCGCGACTGGACCGTGCGCGTCGAGGGCTGGTTCCGCGGCAAGTGGATCGGCGCCGCGCTCGCCGCGTCCAAGGTCGACCTGACCACGCTGCTTGGCCCCGAGGACGTGCAACAGACGCTCGAGCAGGTGTTGGAGTGGAACACCAACCTCGTGGTCGATGTCTCGACGCAGACCCGGCAGCGGATCAGCAATGCAGTGTTCGCCGGGCTGACGAACCGCACGCCTGCACGGGAGGTTGCGCGGGATATTCGCGAGGCGACGGGGATGGCGCGGGATCGGTCGTTGAGGATCGCAAGTGACCAATTGCAAAAATTGTCGGGTGCGCTCGCCTCAGAACGGCGGAGGCAAGCAAGTCTTACCCTATGGGAATGGCGAAGCAGCCACAAGAAGCACTTCAGGCGAGAGCATGCAGCACGCGACGGCAAGGTCTACACGGACGAAACAGCGCCGAAGGATCTCCCGTCGCAACTTCCGTACTGTGGGTGTCGCGAAAGAGCTGTGCTGACCTTCGAATAGTGTTAAGCACAACGGGCCGGAAAGGTGGTGGAACACCCAACCGGCCCTGACCACGACGCGATGGAGACGCGATATGGCTGATCTCGAAATATGCGCCGCTCCCGGTTGCGACAAGACCGCTCGACAAAACCGGTACAAGGCGTGCTCGGCTCACGAAGCCAGAATAAGGCGAGGCGGCTCGTTCGAACGCCGCGTCGAGCGACTGACCTTAGGACAATTACTTGGCAGCGAAGTGACTTTTGGTTCGTGGGAAGTTGTGGACGAAGGGGTGCCTTACAAACGTCCGCACGACGGGGCTGGCTTGCACCCTGATGGTCAACAGCGCACTGCCCGATGCAAGTGCGTCTGCGGGGTGGTCCGAGATATACCGATCCATACCCTGAAGCAGGGGCACAGTCGGCACTGCGGCTGCGAGACTTCCGCGATCGTTGCGGCTCAGAAAACTATCCATGGTATGAGCTACACTCCCGAGCATCGGTCTTGGGCGCACATGAAAGAGCGCTGCCTCAACCCGAACAACAAGGACTGGTTGCTCTATGGCGGGCGGGGCATCGCGGTCTGCGAGCGCTGGCGCGATAGCTTCGAAGCGTTTTTCAGCGATATGGGACCGCGGCCTTCGGGCACCTCGATCGACCGTATCGACGTTAACGGCAATTACGAGCCGGGGAACTGTCGTTGGGCAGACGACTTCACACAGGCTAAAAACAGGAGGCCGCGCTTAGGCGCGCCCCATGACCAGAGGACTGCGCCATGACCCCAATTGAACGCGCCGCGCGGGCGCTTCACCATCGTCATCAGCAAACGTTCTTCGTCAGTGACCCCACCGGTAAAAGCCGGGGCGATTGGCGGCCGAATAAGCTCACGGCATGGGACGATTTGAATGAGGGACAGCGCAATGTGTTCTACGAGGACGCTCGCACCGTCATTGAACAGATACGCGAGCCGAGCGACGCAGCGATCGAAGCAGGATCGTCGGAGTTCCGCGGGATTGGAGTGGAGACGCGGGATGCCGTTAAAGAAGCATGGCACGCAATGATCAATGTGGCTCTCGGCGTCCGTTGATGCTTCCCAGGTGCTTGGGCCATGCTGAGTGGGGTTCAGCCAATTTCGACGCTGAAGCGAGTTTGATGCAGCGAAGCCCTCGAGATGGGGAGAGGCTTCGCCCGCCTGTCGTTCAATCCTGCGATGAACGACACGTCGCTGTCAGATATCCGCGCCCCCAAGATGAGTCCTATCAAGCACTCTGGAGGGAAACTGCGATTCCCGGGGCCTCGCCGATAATCAAGCATCCTGCGTTCGCCCTCGTACGACCAAGCTTTGTCCTTGACCAGGACGGCGGACTTGAATGTTGCGATGGTCCTGAGATTCGTCAGATCAACTGAAGGTCGCTCTTCCGAGTATGAGACCTCGGTCGCGATAAACGGAGTGGGCTTCAGCTGCTCTTGGAAGACAAAGCACATTCCCCGATGAGAGTCGGCGTAGTGAGACCACATCAACGGCACGTCGCCGGCCGACGCAAAGCACGCTATGGCGCTCTCCTCCATCCAGCGAAGAAAGCCTTGACGCAGATCTTCGATTACCTCTCCGACAGAGCGCTTCGTTGCCTGCCTCACCAAAATCAAGCGTTGCAAGCGCGGGAGATCGGGGCGAACGTTGCGAGCTGCCTTCTTCGCCCAGTTGCGTAACCCCGCCCGCCCTCCTGGGAGGCGAAAAGCAGGAGAGCAGTCAAACGGATCGTTGAATGCAGCAGGGTTTTGCCAGAACATCCGGTCGTGCAGGATGATGTCCTCTGCCGTCGACCGTCCATACTCGCCGGCCAACGAACGGTATTTATAGAGCAGGGCTAAATCGTCGGAGAACTCCATACCCACCATCCTGACGGCGGTAACCGCCCCCGTCTAGCCCGCATATCCGGGCAGGGTGTTCTACCAAGACGCCCTCACGCTCGACGCACCCCGCCGCACGGCCGACGGCTATCTCGCTGTGCGGGCCAACGCCGCGCGCACGGGCGTCTACCAATACAGCGGCCGCGAGGTAGACCCCGACAACGCCCACGGCCTGCGCGATCAGGCGAGCGTCAACGTTCTGCGCGACGACGCGGCGGTGTTCGACAAGCGCGCGGTGCACAGCTTCATCGGCAAGCCGATCACCGACGACCACCCGACCGAGGCAGTGACGGCCGCCAACTGGCGCGACCACAGCCGGGGCGCGGTCATGGGCGCGATTCGCGACGGCGATCACCTCGCGTTCGACCTGATCCTGATGGACCAAGCGACGATCGCTAAGGTCGAGAGCGGCAAGGCCGAGTTATCCAACGGCTACAGCGCCTCGCTCGAGTTCGGCGACTTCAAGGGGCCGGGCGGGGAAGCCTGCCCCGTGCGCCAGGCCAGCATCACTGGCAACCATATCGCGATCGTGGATCGCGGGCGCGCTGGTCCCTCATGCCGCATCGGCGACGCCGCCGTGTGCGACTCCATTCCTCTCCCCAACCTCAACAATGACGGAGCACGTCCAGTGAAGACCATGCTGATCGACGGGCTGACCGTCGACATCGCCAATGCGGACACCGCGCAGGCCACTATCACCACCATCCTTGCCGATCGGGACACCGCACGCGGCAAGGTAACGTCGCTCGAGGCGGACGTCGCCACGAAGGACGCGAAGATCGCCACGCTGGAAGGCGAGGTGAAGACGCTCACCGACGCCAAGCCGACGCCGCAGCAGCTGCGTGACGCGGCCAAGCAGTTCGCCACCGTCTGCGACAAGGCGCGCGCGATGGGCGCGGCCGTCACCGACGCGATGGATGAGGCCGCGATCCGCAAGGCGGTGGTCGATGCCAAGCTCGGCACCACCGCAGCGGCGTATACCGCCGATCAGTACGCGGTCGCGTTCGACGCCCTCACAAACGGGGTGAAACTGGACGACACCGCGAACCGCATCACGCCGATCGGCATGCCGGTCGTCCTCGGCGACGGCGCGAGCGTTCGCGACCTCATCCGCAGCCAGCGCAACGCCGCGTAAGGGGATACGAACATGGCAGTTCTTCAGACCAGCTACACCGACCAGGTCGCTCCCGGCTATCCGGGCATGGTTGCCAATGCCGAGACGAGCAATCGCATCTCGCGCACCGTCAAGGACGCAGGCGGTATCGCCTTCGGCAAGCCGGCGTTCGAGGGCACCGACGACCACAGCTGCTCGGCAACGGGCACGGCAGCGGCGTTCCTCGGCATCACGATCGCGCATGAGGCGCTGGCGCAGCTCGCGACCAGCACGGCCGACGTCTACCCGACGACGGCCAGCGTGCCGATCATGACCCAAGGCGTGATCTGGGCAACCGCAGGCGCGGCCGTCGCCAAGCGCGACCCGGTCTACGCCACCGCGGCAGGCGCCTTCACCAACGTCGCGACGGGCAACATCGCCCTCGCCGGTTGGGTCTTCGACACCTCGGCTGCGAGCGGCGCGCTCGTCAAGCTGGCCAAGCGCTAAGGGGGCGCCACGATCATGCAGTTCTATGACGCCGCCACTGGCAAGATCGACCTCGTAGGCTGGAAGGCCCACGATGGGCGCGCAGCCGCAGCCTTCGCCGACCGTGTCGACGCGTTCTACTCGGACGCCCAGGTCGGCATGGCCTTCCTCACGCCGCAGCTCTTCCGCATCGAGAGCGAGGTCTACCAGCGCAAGTACCCGAACTTCGAGCTGGATGGCCTGCTCTACGTCAACGAAGACGGCGACATGTGGGACGTCGGCACGGTGTTCTA